AACCGAATATCAGCTCAGAACGACAGTCAAACACCGATCCATAACCGATAATGTGCGCCGGGTTATCGTCATGCCGCTCAGCACGCACCTCACCGCTGTAACAACGGATTTCACGGTCATTCATTGGTTTTTCCCTCATCGTTTTTTGGGGGCTTAAAATCTCCTGCCGGGTTAGCAGCATTCACGCTTACCAGCATCTCGTCCAGCCCTTCAACCGGATTCATATCCTCGAATGCGCGGGCCTCATTACGGCTCATCCATCCATCGGTAATAGCGAAGTGATAGAATTGCGCGCGCTCCTGCGGAGTTCCGCGTAAAAGCCCCGTCAGATTGAACCTGACGTAATACCCGGCGGCTAACTCAGCGCGGGTAAACAAGCGACGGTTAAGCTCCTGCTCCCAGTTCGTCACCCACGGCATCATCGTGTAGCGGACAAACTGAATCGCCTGCGCAGAAATATTGGAGAAGGTGGCTTTTTCGAGGTCATTAATCATGTGCGCCGGAATATTGAAAATACCGGCAATCATTGAACGGTTCAGTTTCATCATGTCAATGATTTGAGCGTCAACTGGCGACACAGTCAGTGCCTTGTAATCCAGATCGGCTGGCAGCAGCATGGTTTTGTTTTCCTGGCTGCGTAACGCCTGCGATGCCTTCTGCCACTGATCTTTAAGCCAGCCCCAGCTGTCCTTATTGAGTCCGCTTTTAACGGATACTATCCCCGCCGGACGGGCATTACCGCTGAAGAAGCTTTCTGTGTATTTCTGACCGCTCATCCCCATGCCTATTGTTTCGGCATGTTGCATAATCGGACTCAGCCCCATCTTCTGATTATTACCCAGCGCTCGGATGTGGATCATATCGTCGGGGCTGATCGCAAACGCCCCATATTCGTTGTACAAACCGTAGGTGTATCGGCCACCAGTATTCATCAGCGTCGTTTCCCACGGCATACAGCAATCCAGGGATATGACTTCACCGCGACGATTACGTTTCACCCAGGTATACCCATTCCCCCAGCCAAGGATGTGACGTTGCTTCAGTTCGCGCCATTTGTAACTGGTTTGCCAGGTATTGGGCTCATCATGAACCAGATAAAACGCCGGATGATCGCGTGCGGGCTCAACCTTCCCATTGTGCCTGCGCATAACATGCAACGGCATCTGGGCAAGGCTGGAAGACAGGACATAGATACAGGAATACACCGCAGCCAGTTTCATCGCAGTTTCAGGACTGACATAAACGTCTGCCCGGAACAGCCCATCAGTATCAACGGCATCCCCGGTTATCGGGGTGGAAGGATTCTCCAGTGATTTACTTCTGAACAGAGCATCAAGCAGCACGCGCCCCCCTTCTGGCCATAGCCAGTGCGCCCACCAGCAGTAAACCGCCGGACAGCATCAGAGCCGGAGCCATACCAAACTGCAGGTAAAACCCGCACGTAAGCAGGCCAAAACCAGCCAGCCCGATAACATCAGCAATTAGTGATTTCATAGAATTAAGAGATCATCGTCCGGATCAAGAGATGAAAGGAAATCGTCGGGTTCTTTGAGCATTGCCCGACCGATCGCCATAATCAGTGCAACCGCACCATCGATTTTGTTTTCCGCCTGCTCCTTGACAGGCTTCACCACATCATCGTTACCCGGAATGGTTTTGCCGACCACGTTGCCGATACACCAGGTCATGATGGGATTGCCATCATGATGAAAGCGCCCCGATTCAATTGCCGCTTCCAGCTCTTTCATCGGGTCGGACATGTTGGTGTAGTTCTGAATGATAGTGATGGGGTTCAGGTCTTCATCAGCAAGGTCATGTGACAACCCGGTCGCCCCGAAGGGGTCGATGGGTGACTCACTGACCGGGCTGATTTTGTTCGCCGCTTTGGCCTCCTCGAGGATGTAGCGATAATCCACCTCCGCACCATCGGTAACGGTCAGAACGCCCATTTCCACCCATTTCTGAAAGCGTTCGGCTGTCCGTCGATCTTCATTTTTCTCGACGCTGTACACCGTGTCATACGGTACCCAGAAACGCGGGGCCACACTGTAGTAATGCGTTTTACCGTCAATCTCGCGGGTATAAAGTCGCGCCATGCTGTTCATATCCAGCTTACGCGCCAGGTCAAAGGCCAGAATGCACGGCTGCCCCTCGAACTGCTCAAGGGTCAGTGATTTATCCTCGCAGCTCTGCCAGTTCACCAGGTTGAAATACGCCGAACGCGCCGACACCCAGATATTGAGGTGTTTTGTTTTAAAGACGTTTGCCAGACGGGCGTTATTTTTCGCACGCTGCTGCTGACTTAACAAAAATTCGCGATAAACCGACACGCCAATATTTGGATTGGCTTTTTCCAGCACCTGCGGGTCGGTCCAGTCGTCACCTTCATCAACGGTATAGATGATCCCGAACAGTTCATCGTTAGGCACCGAGCCGTTGAGCATCTCGATGACTTCCCGCCGTTTGTCGTAGCACGGCCCCTCAATGTTGTACCCGGCGGTAGTGATAGCCCACATCAGTGGCTGACGTCGCGCCCCCATCCCGGTAAGCATCGTGGTGTAAAGCGCATCTGTGGCGTGCTCGTGATATTCATCCACCACGGCACAGTGGGGTGATGAACCATCACCGGGGTTACCGATCAGCGGTTCAAACCGCGCACCATCCTCCGGACGGTTCATGTTTGAGGCGTTAACCTCAATCCCGAACGCTTCCGTCAGCATGGGTGTGCGTTTACACATCAGTCGCGCCGGGCGAAAGACTTCCCACGCCTGTTTCTCTGTCGTGGCACCGGAATACACTTCCGCGCCAAACTCGTTATCACAGGCAAAACAATACAGGGCGACACCGGCAGAGATTGCCGATTTGCCGTTCTTACGGGGGATTTCGGTATACACCTCCCGGAAGCGGCGCAGCCGGGTACCTTTATTGA